CGACCCGCCGCCAGAGGGCGGCGCGCATGCAGCGCATGCCGGGCATGCGCCAGCGCACGCGGCGAAGGATGAAGTGGCCCACGAGATGGGCAACACATAGCATAGACACGGATATCACGATGATAGCTACTAAGAAGTTCCATCGGGTAGACAATACCGCAGAGGTTGGCGAGTACAACGAAGCCTTGACGGGCGAGATAGATGCACAGTTTCTCAACCGCGTGTTGACCCTTACAGTACCAGGCATGAACCAGGATAATGTTGCCAAATTCCAAGGAATGCTTGGGGGTAAATTTATAGCTATTGTGGTATATGTAGATGGTCAGAAACGTGTAATTGGCGATAAAACCAACCCACTAAAACTGCGCAAATCTGACCATGCATCAGGCAAGGCAGGTGGCACAGACCGCAGAGGGCACACGTTTGAGCTATACAGCCCAGGCGCGAACTATGCGTACTTCTACACCCCTGCTCTAACCACAATTGTCAATGAGTAATACAGTAGTCAATCCGAAACTGAAGCGATGGCGCATCGTCAATCGCTCGCCGAATAATACGGTCATTACCATTAATGGTATTAACCAATATGATTTGGCAACGATTGACGACGCTACTGCCGACTACCTCGCTGCAACGGGTATGGTACCGTACTTGGAGGCAGTAGTGCCGCCAGTATCAGAACATCCGCCACTCGTCAAACCCAAAAACAAGGCGATACTCGATGCAAACTGATGCAATAGAGCAAGGCTTTCGTATATGGGCAGAACAGCTCCTCGATGCTTTGCGCAATGTCGTGACCTCAAAAAAGTTGAAAAACAAAGGCAACCTGTATAACAGTTTGCAGGCACACATTGACAAGTCGGGTGTGATGTTAGAGGCAAAAGTAGGCTTCAAACAATACGGACGCTTGCTCGACATGAAACGGCGCGATAGCGACCCAAAACGCTTAGACCGTCTTGGGCATTTGATATCCAAACGCGACCGCAACCGAAGGTGGTATAACGTTACGGTGTATAGACACCTACCAAAGTTGCAGGTGCAGCTGGTAGAGTCTATGCTCGCTGCCGTAGCTTCGGACATCACCGCACTATCTGATAATCTATAAAAAAGGGCGCGTCGCATCATCGATGCGCCCATCTTTATAATATGACAGAGCAGCCACAACAAGCCCTACAATGGCGCACAGAGCAGCGCAAGGTAAGCGAGCTTAAAGGGTATGACAAAAATCCGCGTTTCTTGACACCAGAGCAAGAAAACGCGCTGGTAGATAGCCTACAAAAATTTAGCTTGGTAGAGATACCCGCAATAAATGTAGATAATACAATTATTGCAGGGCATCAACGCTGTGCGATTCTGCATAAGCTCGGACGTAGCGAAGAGTATATCGATGTGCGTGTGCCAAACCGATGTTTAACAGAATCGGAATTTGCCGAGTATAATATCCGTTCCAACGCCAATACCGGGAGTTGGGACGAGGAAATGCTGGCACAACTCTATGAAGCACCCACATTAGAAGGCTGGGGCATGGACTTGGGCGACATGAAGCATTTCCAAACTGCGGTATTGTTAGGAAACGATGAGGCAAACGAAATCCCAACCCCTCGCCCAGTACCAATAGTACAAGTTGGGGATTTGTTCGAGATTGATGGGCACAGGATACTATGCGGCGATGCGAAGTCTGCTGATGGTTTTGCCCTGCTCATGGGCAACAGGAAGGCGGACATGGTATTCACCGACCCGCCTTACAACGTAAGGATTGACAATATCATGAATCTTGGAGCGACCAAACATCGCGAGTTTGTCGAGGCATCAGGCGAGATGACCGAAGAGGAATTTACAGCATTCCTCGCTGCGGCATTTCGGCACATGGTAGCCCATTCAAAGTCTGCGGCGTTGCACTTTGTTTGTATGGATTGGAAACATGGATACGAGATTCTCTGCGCAGCTCGTGCGGTGTTCAAACCCACCTGCAAGGATTGGCACAAGCAGCGCATTACATGGGCTAAGGACAATTCGGGCATGGGCACATTCTACCGCAGCCAGACAGAGGACATCTACGTGTTCAAGTCGGGAAAGGGCAAGCACACGAATAACTTCGAGCTTGGGCAACACGGCAGGCATCGCTCGAACCTATGGGAGTATGCAGGGCACAACTCGTTCAGCAGCCGCACCGCCAACGCAGACGGCAAAATCACGGACGTAGGCGACCTAAAAGTCCACCCCACGGTGAAACCATTGCCATTGGTAGTTGATGCGCTGTTGGACTGCTCCAACAGGTCAGACATAATACTCGACCCATTTCTTGGCAGTGGGACAACGATTGTTGCTGCGGCTAAAACAGGGCGCACCTGTTATGGGATAGAGATAGACCCTTCTTATGTCGAGGTCTGCATCAATCGCTATTGCCAATACATGCGGCAGAACGACCAACCGCTGCCTCTGTTTCGGCACGTAAACGGGAACTTAACCCTCGAACAGATTTTGCATGGCTAACCAACGCAACAAGCAAAGTACAGGCAGCGGCTCGAACTTAAACCTGCTGCATATCGACGCTCGACGAGGCAACTCAATAGGGCAAATAAATGGTGTCCAATTGCGACAGTATATCGATTTGCTGTGTGCCGAGCATATACCGGCACAAGATGCAGACGTTGCGGCATCATTTCTCACACCAGCACAAATTGGCGAGGCGATAGGTAATAGCCTTCACCTCGAACTACCGCCCGAAGCAAACGAGATGGTCATTGAGGCAATGACACAAAATGGCTTCAAACTCAAATTTATCGTCAACCAACCCGGCATCGAGCCAGGGCTATACTTCTTATTGAAATGATAGAACCGTTGAGATGGCATACCGAACAGCGTCGCGTTGGCGACTTGGTGCCCTACGACAAAAACCCACGTAGGCTCACCGAGCAGCAAGCGGAACGCCTGCGAACCAGCATAGAACGCTTCGATTTGGCGGAAATACCCGCAGTAGACGCAGATAACCGCATCGTGGCAGGGCATCAACGAATTCATATCATGAAAGCGATGGGGCGTATAGATGACGTCATCGAGGTGCGCGTTCCAAACCGAAAGCTCACGGCGGACGAGTTCAAGGAGTACAACATACGCTCCAACGCCAATACAGGTGAATGGGACTTGGACATATTGGCGCAGGAATACGAAGCCCCAATACTCAACGATTGGGGTTTGGATATAGCCGAACTATTGCCACCAAAGCCCGCCGTAGTAGTGGCAGAAACGGCTCTACTGCCCGAACCAAAACCCAATCCATTAGTTCAACCCGGCGACCTGTTTCAATTGGGCAACCATAGTCTGCTCTGTGGAGATAGTACCGACGCTGAGGCATGGCGGCAACTGATGGGCGAGCATAAGGCGCAACTGTGCTTTACAAGCCCACCTTATAACATGGGCAAGAACGATTATTACTATGGCGACAATTATTCTGACGACCTATCAGCATCAGAATATATCAAGTTTAATCTGACCGTAGCAAACCATGTAAAGCACCACCTACGCGGCTTTTTGTGTTGGAATATATCGTACAACCGCAACGCGCGAGGCGAGTTTTTGGAAATTGCCTACCGCCTAAGAGAAACAGGGCTAACATTCCTCGAATTGGTGGTGTGGCATAAAAAACGCGCCTTGCCTGTCACTTCTGACAAAATGCTAACGCGCATGTACGAAAATGTATTTGTATATGCTACGGACAACGCCCTGCAAGACATTGAGACGTTTTGGGTCGGCACCAACCGCAGAAATGCGGTATTCTATAAGCGGAGCAGCCAAGTACTAACCAATTTTTGGGAAGTAGACAGCAGTCATAGCCAATTAGAAAGCCATCGAGCTTGCTACCCCGTGGGCTTCGCGGCAAAGGGCATCGAGCTGATGAGTGCCACCAACGACCTTATTATAGACCCCTTCTTGGGTAGCGGAACAACCATCATTGCTGCTGAACAGCTGGGACGGCGATGCTACGGCATCGAGCTGTCACCTGAATATTGCGAGGTCATTATTACCCGCTATGCGAACTACATGCAGCAACAACGCAAATCCCCCGAATTTACCCACAAAAATGGCAGCCTATCGCTGTCGCAAATCATAGACCGATGAACCAAGCAATAACCGACTTCTTCGCGCTCCCCATAGAGGATCAACACTATGAGGACGCGGTTATACTATATGCCAAATATGGCACAAATCGCCTGCTCAAAGCGCATTTTGCCATGCGCCAAAACCCCTACAATGCCGAAAAAGTGCTGTACGAACTGCGACGCATTGCGGGTATAGCACAGCCGAAAACAGAAGCCAAAAAAGGCAAAGAGGTGGCGAGAGGTCAAGAGCCGCCACCGCGCCGTCCTAAAACCCGCACATCGACCGAGATAGAACCGATGGAGGGTAATGCAGAGGAACACCAAGCGGCATACGATGAAAGTGTACTCCGTAGGGCGCACCTCATCAATCAAAAGGGCATATTGGCAAACACGCTTGCCACATTTGCCGAAGGAGACAACGAGGGACGCAAGCGCGTTATGGACGAGATTGGCAAGATGGACGATGAAATATCCAATATCTGCCGCCGCATAGATAGCTACGAAAAAACGGGTAAAATGCCAGCGGTGCTCGCTGATGCAGCGGCTATCGAGTGGAGTTTGGCACAAAATCCGCTCGATTTGGCTAAACAGCAGACTAATCTGCGGAGCCAAATTAGCAAAGCGACCAAAGCTGGCAACACCGAAAAAATGGGCATTTTAGCCCAACGCTTACAAGCAGTCAATGTCAAACTTGAAGAAATTCGAGGTGAGTCTGCGGCGGGAGAAGAGCAAGGATAGGCTCGACAAAATCCGCGCATACTACCTCGACGGGCGCGAACTGCCCGAAAAGGTGAAGCCGACCATCGCCCTTTATGAGGAGGCAAACGGGCTACTTTGCTCTGGATACAGTACCAACCAAGCTGTGCATTTCTTGATGAAAAAGCACGGCATTGGGCGGCAGTATGCCTATCGCATTTTGTCCGAATCGTCGGAACTATTCGGCGATGTCACGCAGCACACCAAAGACGGTCGGCGGCATATACAAGCCGAACGTTACGCGCTCATTGCTAATATGGCTCGGCAAAAAGGCGATTTGGCTACGGCACTCGAAGCCCTTGCCAAAATCGACAAATTATACGGGCTACATCAGCAGGAAGGCGATGGCTTCGATATGCGAGAAATTATCATGCCCACCGTTATCAATTTTACCACCGACATAAAAGCGTTGGTGGTTCAAGAACAATCTAACATTGAAGGCTAAAACGATTTACCTCAATGCCAAGCAATTGGCATTTGCCCAAGCCATGCAAAAGAAAAAGGTTTTTGTAGGCGGCAGGGGCGCAGGTAAATCGACCGTCAACGGGGTGCAGAGCTTCCAGTTTGCTACGTTTCTACCTCGCTCCAAAGGGTTTATTTTGGGGCTTACCTACGTGCAAATACTGACCAAATTCCTGCCACCTGTATTTGACATGTGGCGGAATATGTCGCTGGTCGAGCATACCGACCAGCGTAAAGGACATTACGTAGTGGGGAAACGTCCGCCGAGTAATTGGCAAACCCCCTACCAATCGCCAAAGTACTTCAATAATGTCATTTCATTTTGGAACGGCGTATGTATCGAGCTGATTAGCTTCGACCGCGCAAACCTCAATCGCGGAGGCAACTACGATTGGGGCATAATCGATGAAGCTGCCCTTATACCCAAAGAGCGGTGGGACAAGGAAATACGCCCCTCGATACGCGGCAACATATACCGATTTAGCCACCCATGCCACCAAAGCATGGTATTTACCACGTCCATGCCTTGGCTGCAAAGCGGCATGTGGATAGTCGACATGGAGGAGGAGATGCGCCAATCACCCCAAGAAGTGTTCTATGTCGAAGCCACGGCAGAGGACAACAAGGACGTGTTAGGCGAGCGATACCTGCGCGATTTGCGGCGCGACCTACCTCAGCTGATATACCAAGTCGAGGTAATGAACATGCGCTTGGCAAGGCTGCCCAATGGGTTCTATGAACAGTTTGACGACAGGCGGCATACCTATAGCAATAGGTTTATCTATACCGACATGGAGGCAGGAGTTACCTACATCGAGGAGGATTATAGCCCGATAGTGCCCATCGAGTTGAGCTTCGACTTTGGGGCTAAGTTCACCTGTTGCATAGTAGGACAAGAGGTAGCACGCGAGATGCGCATCATCCACAACTTCTATGACAAGCGCGACATGACAGTAGGCAATGCCGAGGATACCGCCGCGCAGGATGACATCATTACCAGCGTTGTAAAGATGTTTGCCGCCAAGTATGCAGGCAGGCATAAGTCGTGGATAAATCTATGGGGCGACCGCAACGGCAACAGTCGTCAGGCAAACAGCACCCTTACTTTCTTTGAGCAGATAGAGCGTGAGCTGTCTAAGTACGGCTTTCAGGTGAGTTTGATGGTAGAACGCCGCCTCGACCCCCTGCATGAGCAGAAGCACCTGGTCATCAACAAGCTGCTATCTGAGTCTGACCCACACATGCCACGCATACGCATCAACCAAACGACCTGCAAAGAACTCATCGTGAGTATAAAGCAGTCGCCCATCACCGCAGAGTTCAAAAAGGACAAGAGCAGCGAGCGGCAAGACGTGCCGCAAGAACGCGCCACGCACCTAAGCGATGCCTTCGACTGTCTTATCTATCCAAAGTACCATCACCTCGTTGAGAGCGTAGGTGTGGTCAGCGACCCGCTATTCCTGTAGGCAGGCGGCAATTGCCGTTTAATATAACCTGAATAAAAAACGGCAGGCAATTGCTCATACAAATGAGGGCGGCGCATCGGCGCAGGTTGTGGCTAAAATATAATAATATGTTTTGCCGCAAACCCTTTGGGGCAAAACATATACCTTTTATTTGGGGCGAAACGTGCGTTTTTGTCCTTTTGTGCCCTATCATTTAGGCGGATATTTGCATAAAAAAGAGTATGCCTGACATGCACATACGCCAAGCATTGGCATTAATGGACACCTACGAGATTGACGGCACGCCACAAACCTTCAGTATCGTGTTTGTCAAGACTAACGGGCAATTGCGCTCGCTATCGCATTGCGCCAAAGGGCACAAAACGGCAGCTGTCGGCGATACAGGGCGTGGTTTCGGCTATAACCACAAGGAAAGCGGCACAGTACTTATTCGCGATATTGAAGACAACCGTAGCATAAGTATAAAAATATCAGGTATAATCATCTTTAACGGGCACACAGTAAGGCACTAATGATACTAAGTTCCAATGGCGAAATACTGGGCGGATATATCCGATATGGCAGCGATGACGCACTGCTTACCTTTGGTACTGTGCCAAAGGGAGACTTTTTGCAGTCTTACGGCGAACCTAAGACCGCCGAAGGCAGGTGGGTTGATTGGTACGATAACGGCGGCAACAATTTCCCTAACGACATTGTGCGGCTGCTAACTGCTAATAATATAAATCCAAATATATTAGATACCAAGCGCGATTTTATCGTAGGCAATGGGATATGCCTATATAAAAACGAGTATACTGACGGCAAACGCCAAACGGTATTGCTCGACCCGCAGCAGTATCCATATATTACAGAGTGGTTGCGCAATTCTAACTTTAACGAGGAGGCAGGCAAAGCCACCAAAGACTTGCTTTGGTTCGGCAACTGCTTTTTTGAGTTGGTTTTTGATAGGGCGAAGCGGGCGCATAGTTTTCAGCACCTCGATGCTACGACCGTCCGCGCACAAGTAAAAAACCCCAAGTCGGGGCGTATTGAAAACTATTTTGTGTCGAGCAACTGGGCGCGACCAACCTACGATGAGAAAGACCCATCTGCCAAGATGGAGGGCAACAACGTAGAGCGAATTGCTGCCTATAACCCGCAAAACCCCACGCTTGGCTATCCCAAATGCGTTATGCACATCAAGGACTATGTGCCCGCATATCCTTATTACAGCCTACCGTCGTGGTATGGTGCATTGAATTGGATAAAGCTCGCAAATGAAATACCGATGTGGCATCTGCGAGGGATACAAAACGGCTATGCTATCCGTTGGCATATCCAAGTGCCTGAGTCCTATTTTGATAAATTCGACCCACAAAAACGCGCCCAAGCCAAAGAGGAGCTAATATTAGCCATGAACAGCTGGCTACGTGGTGCGGAAAACGCGGGCAAAGCCTTTGTGTCGTTTGTAGCAAAACATGCCACGGAGGCAGACCAATTCAAAATAACAGCGTTGGACGCAGAGCTGAACGATGAAGCCTTTACCGCTCTGTTTGAGCAATCCAATATGGCGATGACATCGGCACACGGATTACACCCTGACTTAGCGGCGATATTGACACAAGGCAAGCTCAGTTCAGGTAGCGAAATGCGCAATGCTTATCTAATACACCTCGCCCTGCACACGCCGCATATACGGAGGATGCTGCTGCGTGTGTTGGAAGAAGTTCAGAAAATGAATGGTTGGGATACCAGCGTCCAATTTGGTTTCGAGAACATCGAGGTCACAAAATTGGACGAGAACCCCACCGCCCAACAATCCGTAATCGCTCAATAAAATACCATGCTATTCACCAATGTCGCAGAGATGAAGGAATACGGGCTGCTGAACAAAAATATCAGCTGGGATAGCCTCCGTCCTTATGTGTCTCACGCCGAACTGCTGTACGTAAAGCCCATTCTTGGTCATGCCGAATACTCGGCATTGGATGCGGCAATAACGGCGGGCACGCCTAATGCGGCACAAACAGCCATGCTGCCATACGTGCGGAGGGTATTATACAATGCCACATTATGGGAGGCTCTGCCTCATATCAACATATATATATCCGAGCTTGGGATACAACAAAACCAAAGCAAAGAGGGCACGAGTACGCCTGCCGCCAGATGGCAGTATAGTGAAGCTCGACAACAATTTGGAGACATGGCTACGCAACATGCGGAGCATCTGTACCAATTTCTACAAGCAAACCAAGTGAGCTACCCATCATGGGTGGCAGGCGAAGGATACAGCCGATACAATGCGCTATTACTGCGCGACAATGCAGAGCTGGGACGCTACCTTAATACCAACAGCTCCATTCGGCTATATGTATCCCTCCGACCGTTCATTGAAACAGCTACAATACGGTGGGTATTGTCTGTAATACCACAGTCCGACCTCGACACGCTGCATACTGCATTAAGTCAAAACGCCTTGACGATAGCACAGGAAACCCTGTTAGACAAGATTCGCCGAGTACTGGCGTGGGGAGCATATTTTGATGCCATACCACATCTTAGTCTGCGGGCAACAGGCACGGCTATATACATCGCTATGTTAGCCGATGCCATACACGAAACAAAAACAGCAAGCACAGAAGAAACGCGCAGGCTATTGGCTGCCGCCCAAGCTAATGCGCAGATGTACCAAGCGCACCTGCAAGCCTACTGGGACGAGCTGCACCCGCCGACCACACAGACATCGAACTATTATACCATGCCTCAAAATGATGATGATGGGGCATTCTTTACGTAGTGAAAAGACCCACCATCGAGGAGTTGCGCGTACAGCTATTCATCGCATACGATATGGCTGATGCCACGATTAAAAGCGAACTTATGACCCACCTTAGCACCATCGCCAAACAGGTAGGTATCGACATCAATGCGGACATTATGCCTGGTCAGAATATCGATGAGGCGTTGCGTTTGGGCATTGATGGTGCGCATATAATCGTAGCACTACTTAGTGCAGACTTCATAGCCAGCGAGCGGCTATTGATTATGTTCGATGAAGCATCGAAAAGACACCACCGAAAAGAGGCGGTAACATGGGCGGTATTGGTGCGAGACTGTCTATGGGAGGATTTGGCTCGGAACAACACCATCGAGGTGTTGCCAAATAACAAAGTGCCCATCAACCAATGGGACTCGCGGGACACAGCATACAGACAAATCGTGACAGTTATCAGATACTGCGCCGAAGTATTGAAAGTTCGGTATAAACTATTTGAGCAGCAAGACATCATTGCTCAACAAAAACGAGAAATAGCACAATTAAAACATAAACTTTTAAATAAGTAACTATGCCACAATACGAATTTGAAGATGCCGACAACTGCATCGGCATATCCATTGACGGCGTACTTTCTGCCTATCCTAAGAACAGTATCAATATTTCTGTAATAGGGGATAACATCTGCGTCAAAAACGCACATACAGGCAGCACGCTGTTTACTGCACACTATTCTGATGTGACTTCGCCTGCCGAAAGCAGTGCCAAACAACTGTTTGAATCATTGCTTTGGGTGTATGAGCTAGCGGGTGGTGGGGTGGGCGCAACACCTTTGGGGGTGTTATTCGTCAAGCACGAGTACAGCAACATAGATATATCATCGTTTAGGATAGATACCCTCGTAAAAGGGTATGCTTCTAACGAATGGATAACCGACCTGTCGAATTCAGGTGGGACATTGATAATCAATGCCAATTCGTTCCCTTTTTTTACAACATTAGACCCCGATACCACAACAACGCTACAAACGTCAGTTGCAGACGAGTTTAATGGGCAAAACACTACGGCTTCTGTCGCACGCATAAACAGCAATGGCGACTTTTATTGGATACGTTTGGATATGCAGCCATTCAACGAGTCCCCTGCTACAATAGACGTTTCGACCACGATGATGTCCTCAAATCTCGGAACGATGCCCGACACATTGGGCATCAGTATCGATAACGGGGCTTATGACGAAGTGACAGCTACTGCCCACGTATTTACGCCTACGCTAGCCCAAGGCACCCACATTGTGCGTGTCTCTGTTAAGGGAGGTAGCGTTGCCACATTCGGCATAGTCTATATAGAAATCAAAATCGTGGTGCCGTGATAGACTACCCCAAAAGGTGGGAGGACATAGATAACAATACGCTGTTAAGCATTGCTCCATATTGTTTGCAAGACAGTATCGAGAACAGAGTAAAGCTATTGCAAGTATTGTGTCCGCATGAGCAGTTGCATCAACTGTTGAGCGCAAAGCCTTCGCGCATCCGCGCTATGCTCCACCTCCTTGATTGGGTATACGACACCTACTTTACCGAACCGCGCATACCCACCTTTGACCTATCCGGCACAACCTACCACCTGCCTGCTGCACAGCTGAAATACTGCCACATCATTGAATGGGCACAGGCAGAAACATGTTTTGACAGGATAACGGGGTCCGGAAATTTTGCTAAAAAGCAGCCCGACCCTAGATATATTAACCACCTTATACTGACACTTTGCCGACCGGAGATAGCAAACCTCGATAGGAGCAACCCGCATTGGGACGGCGACAATAGAGAATACTTCTCGCCTGTACTCAATAGGCAGCGCATAGCCTTGATGGGTAACCTATCTGTCAATTTCAAATGCTACTTCCTGCTGTTTTATCTCGGCTGCAAAAAACACATCAACCATCACTTTGAAGTCCTTTTTGAGAAGCCAAAAGCCGAGCAGGATGGCATCGCCAAATATCAGACAGGGTTTTACAGACCAATGGACTTTGGGTGGACAGGGGTAATCATGGACATTGCCGAATCGGGAACATTCGGCAAATTTGAGGAGGTACAGTACACTAACCTATATACAATATTGTACTACCTCTCCAAAAAAAGGTACGACTACTTAGAACAGCAAGCCAACGCCAAAAAACATGCAAACACCTAATAGCTATCGCGACTACTTTGCCAATATGGTAGCGGGCAGTTCGGGCAATCCCAACTTCGCGGGAGGATTCCATATAAATAGCTTTTGCTATGCAGAGAGCCGCCGCATGATAGAAGCTATGCGGAGCGAGATGATATACCCCGCTATGTGGCTGGGGGTGCCGAGCTACACCTTTGGCGACAATGGCGCAGGCAATTATATTGCCTCGCCAAGAGGAGAAATAGCCATCATTGCCAACGCCGCCATAGATGATTATGTGGGCATCGATGCCGCCATTTCTAATACTTATGGTGTCATTCGGCGCGTGATGGCGCAGCTATACGCCGATTCGGTGGGCATAAACCCATCATTTAACTTCAATCTAAACGACATCACCAGCCTCGACCCCATACAGCAATGGTTCACCGATAACGATTATGGTTGGCTGCTGACGTTCAAGCTGCGGAATGTGGGCTTCTTTGATATTTGCCCAGCTCCATAGCAACAAATATGCTTCGTCTATTTTATTTCATCGCCCGTCGCGGTCTCCGTGGCGGGCTTTTTTACCAAAAAATAGCTATGCCTGTTTCAATTTTGCAGCACCCCCTCGACATCGACTACTCGCGCCACCCGATAGTACTAACCGTACAGGCAAGCGCGGAATATATTGCCTCAGTACAAGGCAATAATGCCGACGGACACATTGATATACCCGACACTACACAGGCTTGGGTGGGCAATACCATTACTGTTAGTTGGAACGCCGAGAGTGTCACGCTTACCGCAGCAGCAGCTCCAATACCCAACGACGGGCTGCACTTCCTTGAAAATTCAACAGGCGCACTTTCCCCTACCGACTATATTGACGACTTGGTAGATAGGCTGAACGGCAATTTTGCGCTGTCGCAAGTATTTACCATTACAGCCATTGTGGGCGGCGTAAATTTTGTATCTACCATGCCAGTAGAGAACTTCAACCTTAGCACCACCATAGGCTTGGCAAGTGGTGTAATCGTCAATGCGGGCAGTTTGGCAAGCCCGCTGCCAAATTATAAAATCAGATGCGATGTCTATGCCCGCCCAGAAACAGCATCTTTCCAGCGCGTAGCACAGTTAGTGCTTGCGCCCCTTACGAGTGGATACTACCAATCAGACTTCGTTCTAAACGATGTCATCGATGCACAAATGGAACCACCACCGCCCGGTGCTACGGGGCTGCCAAGCCCATACTTCGCGATGCAACAGCAATACTATTGCCGACTAACAGAGATGTACGGCGTACCTGCCGTTGCTCACTTAGTCGTCACCAGCGACACCAAACGCGCAGTTAAAGGAGGAGTAAACCGACAAAACTATGTCGGATACTCCAACATGATTAACCCATCGGGTCCTATTGATGGGCAGGATTTATTCCTAACGTACAAGCCCCTCAGCAAATTTGCGCACCCCGATAACTTAGAATACCTGTGCTGGTATCACCACAAACCAACCGGCACCGGCAATATTGTTGCGCAGCTAACACTCAATGACGGAACAAACGTCACCGTCACACTATCATCGTTCACGCTAACGCAGTACTATATGTATGCTTTGCCCGCAGGATTTTTCCAATTATCGCTGGCGGGGAGTGTGCCACCAGGATTGCACTGCGTATCGTGGGCGGTGTGGCTGTCCTATAATAGTGTGAGCATCACCAGCCGACATAAATACGTCATACCGCAGCAATGCCCCGAAAAGCTACGGCATCTAATATGGTATAACAGTCTGGGCGGGTACGATACCGTTCAGCTGTTTGAGAACACCAGCTATGGTGTCAAAACGGAACGCGACATGGCAGAGCGCAACATGTTGTTCCAAAACTACAACTTAGGCAACCAATTTGCGCAGCGGAAGCGAACCGCTCAAACCTTTAAGGTTAGCACGGGATGGGTGAGCGAGGAATACGCCGCTTATTTAGTGGAGCTGTTCCGCAGCCGTTGGGTGTGGGAGCCACAGCCGCCATTCAACCCCATACGTCCGCCATCATTTCGACCTGTCGTAATTATAAGCGACAGCGTAGAAACATATCGCGATGGGTTAGGCTCGTTGAACCGTGTGGCGTTTGAATACGCATACGCATGGGAAGACAGCGTATAGCCGCTTATGCAAGGATACACTTTGCGGTGACCGACTTTAAGCCCCCAACCGTCATTTGGATAGTGAGCCGCTCCACAAAATAGGTGTTGCGGTCGATGACCACTTTGTCGGTCATCTGAAACAAACTCAGCTGCGCCGCGCTCAGGCGTAAACTGAACGATACTGTTTTGGCATTCTGGACTATGGGCAGCCAATCCTTGTACCAAGTTTCGTACAAACCGAACTCGCCGTCCCATCGCAGGGCATAGTTCCCGATTTGCGCACCATTTACATCCCAAACGTCTGCTGCGCCCATAGGGTAGAAATCTGTGGTTGGTGGCGCGGGGAATGGCACATTACAAATGCGCATACCTCGATAGAATAGCAGCCTCAGCGAATATTCGCTGTCCGTCATCATTTCGGGCTTTGTAATGTCCTGCCCAATTTGGTCGGCTTCGGGATATAGTGCTTCCCAATATCCTATGGTATACGGGCCTCCATTTGCGTCGCTTACAAACAGACTTTTCAATGTAGAAGCGGCTGTTGCGATAGGGAATTGACCATTGTCTACCCGCAGACGGTGGGCAAAGCCATAATATCGGGTCTCTACCCAGTTGTCTTGATAGCGTTGTTTATACCACGTGCGCTCGTCCGCTACCCAATATACCAGCTCGCGAGGGGCACCAAGTGGCAGAGCCGCTGCATTAGGCACGCTGCCCACCCAATAGCCATAGTCATTGGTCAGCCTTTCGGGATAGATGCTCAACCCATCAGCCTCGTCCCGCTCCATCGTGAAGAAATAGCCCGAAAACTGGTTTTTAGGCTTTTCTACTACGGGATGCGGCGCAGCTTGTTTCGTCCAATCATGCTTCGGCAACGCTTGGGCGGACAAAACCCTTTTGTCAAAGACTAACTTACCCGCAACCTTATCTACATAGATAGCAATATTGAACATCGACTGTAGTGCGGCGATGAAATTCTGCACCGTTATGTCGGGCACGTGGTTTGCTACGTTGATTGTCCAATTGGTGAGATTGCGCAGGTTGAATGTATTATATACAACGAGCTGCTTAATCTCTGTATCTGCTGCCCAAGTGCCGCTTAACACCAAACCCGCAGCTTCCGCTATCTGCCCCAGTATATACATTACGTATGGGAACGGTACCACAGGGAACTCCCATGACGACACTACTTGGTCCCAAGTAAAACTGTCTAAGTGTGGCGCATAGATATTGACCGTGCCGTTGTTGCCAAACGGCTCCATAAAACGCAGGTTGCGCATTGGGAAAAAGGCATAACGATTCCCATTCCACGGATAGGCAGTCATATCGTTGCCATGGCTTATCATCGATGCCATATCATAAGCCACCACCACATCGCCACCTAAGTCTATGTCTCGCAGCGATGTTTCGAGTAGATTGTCGGGCAAATATTTGCCAATTACAAACCCCTGATAATTTTGGGCATCGGCACGTTGCACCCAAAACTCGCCCTCTACCATCAGCACCCCATCGCACACAATGGAGCAGGGCAGCGGAGTAAATCCCGAAATACTTTCTGGTATGTGGGCAAAGCCAAATACTCGGCGATTTTTGTCTGATGCAGGCAATGTCATAGGGTAACTATATGAGTCACTCTTCAAAGTGTCCTCAAATAATGGATTTACCCTTTCTACAGTAAGCCCAAAGTTGGCGGCTAAGTCTACCCGCGTAGCGTTTATAATGATGTCCAGCATTATATAGATTTTTTTACGACCCGAACCCTGCCGCTTCCCGGGCTTGCGCTACATCATCAGTAGCAGATTCAATGTCTGTATAGGTGATATAGGCTCGTAGTTCGGTGCGCTGACGCGCAATATCCGCCCTAAGTCCCGCTACTTCCGCCAACAAATTGGTAGAGATATCTGCATGTGCATCATATCGTACCGTCACCAAGCCAAAGCTGTGTGCAGGCTGTGTATTTGTTCCGCCAAACACGCCGCCGTGCTCAAAAATGCGCTTGCCGCCTTCATTCATAGAACTATTCAGCAAAGCGTTTATGATGTCCATATTATTGGCGGTTGTTTCGCGGCTTAGTATCATATAAGCCTCGCCACCTTCCAGCTCTGCAACCTTTCGCCCTGTTGCCGTATCTATGGCAGCGATGCCTCCTTGTGAGTGCCGCGCACCATCGAGAATACCCCCTTTCTCAAACTTTTGGTTAGAGATTGTGGCTACTTGCGCCGCCGTCGTGGCAATTGCCAACGCGATTTGTGCAGCAGTCGCAATGCCGAAGTCGAATTTCGGAACATCTGCCAAAATTCGAGTAACGGCGAGAGCCCCATTAACAATCGCTTGCGATATAGATAGGCGTTTCTGGCGTTCATGGGCTTCGCGTTCTATGGTTTGTTTCTTGGCATCTAACTCTTTTTGCAGCTTTGCCTCTTCTGCGGCATTGCCTTTGGCGCGGGCAAACTTTTTGGCATACTCGGCATCGAGTGCTTTCAGCTTTGCCGACTTTTCTGCTTCGGCGTTGCTGCGAACAATATCAAAAATGGCATTGCCCGCCGTCTGTGCCGCCTGTATCCCCAAATTGAATATCTCCGCCTGCTCTGCTTGGGCAATAGCGATGCGCTCCGCAGCAGCATTTCGGGCAGCTTCCGTCTTGATGGCTTCCGAACCATGAAGCTCCGTCATCGGCAAAGCTGTGCCGACATCCCCTGATGCCGCAGGAGCAGCCAACACAGGTGTCACGCTGTCTATTGGCGAAACGTTATCTGTACGCCCCGCAGCCTGCTCCTGAATCCGTTGTAGGTAGGCTTCGGCTTCCGCTAGCTTGACGGTAGCAGCTTGCAGCCGTTCTGCTACCTGTTTTTGTTTTTCGGGTGGTGCTTTCTCTAATTCATCGTTTAGATTACCCACCTCTTTGCGCAAAAACGCAATGCTCCCCGCCAACAGGTCAGCAGCTTCCTTTTTTTCTTTCTGTTTTTTCAGCGAATTATCCTGCTTGCGTGATAGGTCATCGAGGGCGGCAGCAAAATCTGTTGTCTTAGCACTTAGGTTTTGTGTAGCCTCCGCAGTATCGTCACAGGCTTCTGATACTGCTGTAATGTTCGTGGTAGTCTTACTGCCGAGCCGCCCTGAAAATGATAATAATGCTTCGGTGGCATCAAATATGCTCCTCATGATAAACCCGAAAGCATCACTCAACCTGCCCAATACCCTGCTCAACAGGTTGCTGTCTTCTATATAGCCTTGTACCGCAGCCCTAATCTCCATAAATCTATTGTACAAGAGCGAAACGCCCTCAGCAAGAATGCCTACAATGCTTATCAATAACTTTACCGGCACCAAGCTCGCATTCAATATGAATTTGAAGCCTTCAAGCCAATCGAAAGTGATACCTAACTCATCGGCAAGATTTTGGAATACCTCTATCAAAGGTTGCAGGGCATTGCGTATCATACCAAAGACCTCGCTACTTGCCTCTACTACCACGTCTACCATATCAGCCAAGCCTGCCACTAATGCGCTTAGCGCGTCAGCAGCTGCCGAGTTGATAAAAGCATTGGCAATTCTATTGCCCAATTTTTCGAGGTTTGCCGCCAATGTATTGTTCTTTACGGCGAACTCGCCTAAGATACTATCTTGGTTTTTCAGCGCATCAGCCGCTAATTTGGTTTTGTCTGCCAACAATCCTTGGTTACTGGCTAATTTCAAAAAGACTTCTGCTTCGCCGCCACCAGATAGCTTCAATTTCTCCATAATGTCGCTTAATGCCACATTAGAGGTATTCATCTCGTTGACGCGCTTCACAGTAAGCTCGAAAGCTCCTGCGAGGTCTTTTTTGACTAAATCAGCGTAGCTCGTGGCATCAATACCATTTGCTTTTAGGTATTCGGCATTGATACCGAGTGTTTTGGAATACGAATCGGTGTTTCTGGTCATCTCTCGCAAGATGCTATTAACAGCCGTCCCGCCCCGCTCTTGGTTTACGCCTAACTCTTGCAATGTTGCTGACAAGCCCAATACCTCTGCGGTGGTCAATCCCAAATCGATGGAAACCCCGCCAATGCGGTTAGCAAAGTCCGCCATTACAGGAGCGGTAGCTGCGCCAGAAGCTCCCAGCACATTCAGGGCGTTGCCAATGCGAAGGAAGTCGCCTGCGGTATCTTCGGTCTTTTCGTCTTTCAAGATATTGCGCAAACTGCCCAGCGTTTTGGTTGTTTCCTCTACGTTGTTGTTGAATTCATCGCCGAGTGATACGTTGAGCGTATCTATGGCGGTGACGGTTTTGGTATCCACCTCTAAACCCAACTGACCTGCTGTTGTCGCCATTTGCAGCAGTTCCTGTACAGAGCTTCGGGTGTCTATGCCTTTTAGGTCTTCGGTGAGAGCCGCTACCTCTTCGCGGGTTTTGCCCGCGCTCTTTTGTACGTCGCCTTGTGCATCGCTTATTTCGGCGTTCATCCGCACGATATTGGCAACAGCCTCCATTGCTCTGTCGGCAAGGTTGGCTATGCTTATGCCGAGTGCGTTGGCAAATACATCGGACAATTTCAGTCCAGACTTAGCCCCTTCTGTTTCCAAATCGCGGAAAGACTGTTCTACCTCTTTGACGCGCCCCTCCACTATTTTTAGCTTTTGGGTGGCTTCAATAAAGGCTTCTGTGCCCGGTTCCAATCGCGCTATATCTTCACGCAGCGCATTGGCGGCGGCGTTTAGCTGCAATAAGTTGGCTTTGCCTACTCGACCCATCACTTCCCAAATGGTGTTTTGGCGTTGCATCGCCCGCGCCACCTCGTCCTCTTCGGCTTTGCGCTGTTTGATAACCGTATTGACGTTGGCTACGGCTTCGGCAAGTTGTTTGTACTCGTCAGAATCGGCGCGAGTTCCCTTGCTCTGTGCCACCAAACGCCGTCTGACATTCTCCAATTCGCGCATCGACATAGCTACCGCCTTAATTTGCAGCTCTTCCAACTTAAACGTCTCAGATACACCTTGCGAGCGTTCTTTTACGATTGCCTGTTGTTTGCTCAGGTTCTGATTGGCACGGTCTAACTGCTCGGCAAAGGATTTGAACTCGTCAGAGTTTTCCTTGCCTGCCTTCTTGAGGTCGCTCATTTTAGACTTCAAGCCCTCGATAGAGCTGACCGTCTTTGCCAAGTCTTTTTGTGCCTGCTCCATGTTGAGCAGTACTCGAAGCTGTATTTTGTCTTCCTTTAAAGCCATTGTGTTGCTTGGGGTAAAAATTATCTAATGCTACCTGCCGACAATCGCCCTTTGGCGGTGACGGAAATAAATAATACGGCGGTTTCGGCATCGCCATCACAATGGTAACGCATGTAGTATTTTTTTGAGCCATTACAGTTGAGCAAAACTTGGGCATTCTTTTGCACCAAATCGTGCACAAATTGGTTGCGGCGCACTTGCCCAAGTGCGTCAAACACCTTTTCTGCAACTATCATTGACAGCCCAAATGGCGTTGCGGCTTTGATAGCAGCGGGCAAATGCGAAGGTTTATTTACTGTAGTCATGGTTGAATAAATAAAATGTGTTTTAATTTAGTAGGTCAAGCTCGATAGCATCGCTATCAATTCGGGTTGCGGGTGAATGTCTGATTTGTCGGGACGGACACCGCTATGGGCATAGATGCCCGGTTTCCCACGCAGCGCGTCGGGGGTATATTCCGCTATTTTGCCTACATTTTCAGGCGCAGGTATGTCAAACATCGACATCAACCACCTGAGTAGCCACCTTAGTGCCTTAATTTGTGCAGATGGGTATGCCTCAAAAAAGCGATAGCCACGATAGCCACTTGGTCCGTAATCGACGGTTTCGTGCGTGAATAGGTCTACCTCTTGTTGGTAGTGATTTATCCACCGCGATTTGCCGCCAATCATCTGTTGGGTTATCGGTCCCCAATTAGTCAGCTCGATGGCGATACTGTTGGCATTGAGCAAAACATTGCTCCGATGCCCAGACACACCGTTGAGGTGTTTGTCGCGCAATCCCAGGTGGTGCAGCCAATACTGAAGCGGCACTACGTTATAAATGTCGCCAGTTCTCGACACTATCAGGTGTGCCCCTACCCTTTCGGGCGTAGCAGCCCAAGCGTCGACTACGTTTTTCACGTTATCGCCGCTTAC